CCGGCAGCGGCCGTAGGCAATGTCAGAATCACATTGGCCACACCGCCATCGTTTCCATCAGAAACACAAAGCTTTCCTGATTCGGCCGCCAACAAAACATCGTCATCGACAAACAATTCCACTGTTCGATACAGGTTCGTAATAGCCGACCCGCCCGCTGACACCGTACCCGTAACAGCCAGCGTCAGATTGCCCGCAGCGGTCAAGGTCATATCGTCGGCGGCATCAATAGTGATATCACCGTTAGTGCCGTCGTTAGCCTCGATATTGATACCACCGTTGGTCGTCTCGACGTTAATGGCTTCTCCGGCACCTGTCCCGGTCGCATTAAGCACAATCTGATTGACCTCGGCATCCGTTGTAACGAAGGATACGTTGCCGCAATTTGCCAAAACGGAGTCAGCCGACTCGTCCCACATAAAGTATTCGCCAGACGTTTCACCGTGCATGACAACATCCATACCCTCATCGGTGACGCCGAAAGACACCTCTTTGCCGGAGCCGAGGATATCGAGGTCATTGCCGGAGCCGTCATACGCGATAGTCACATCGCCACTGGACCCGAACTTCAGGTACATGGAGTCAGAGAACGTCATCGAATCGCCATCGTAATCTGTGGCAATCGTTCCGGCTGTCTCGAAGTAGTACGTGATATCGAAACCAGCGCTTGTTCCGCCGATAGTAAACGCCGTATCCGCCGCCGCTGCTTCGAGTTCCAGCGCGTCACTGGTCGTCTCGTCGTACTTAAGCGTAGCGTCGTCACCCGTACCGAACGCCACAATGGAGTCATCGAGAATCTCCAGAGTGTTTTCTGAAGAATCCCACTGGATATTCTTCGATGTGCCCGTCATCACGACATCACCAGCTGACGTGACCGTAGCCGCCGTCAGAGCGCCCGTGGATGCCACGGTGAAGTTGCCGTCCTCGTCGTAGATCAGGTTGCCTGTGCTGGCACCATTAATGCTAATCGCATCACCCGTACCCGCATTGGTAATCTGAAGCACGTCGGGATTGTTACTGGAATCGTCCATATCCAGCAACAGAGCGGCGTTGTTGGAGCCGTCATCGACCTCCAACTCCAGCACCGTCCCATCCACATCGATCTTATTGCCGCTGTCGTATGCCGTATCGAGAGACTGGCTAGCACCACTTTCCAGTGCCGTCCACGTCGATCCATCGGTACACACATACAGCGCGTTAGCTGTGTCATTGTAGTAAACCTTACCCTCAGCGGCGTCCGGTGCGGAATCGGACGGCAAGAACAGGAACCAGCTATCATCGAAACCGGCGAACCAGTCTTCGAGAAGTTCCTGCAAGAGCCGTGGATTTCGCATGGCCGTGCGAGAAGGAGGTCGGTTATCGGCCCAGGTTGCACCTGCCAGCAGCAGGACGCACACCATGAGCATGAGTAGTTTCTTCATGGTACTTATCCTTTCGTCAGTGAACGAACCTGCTCTGGGCTCAATTCGACCTGGCAGGCAAATCGTTTCTGTTTGTCCTGAGAATACAAACTGCGAATCATACCTTCACCGTCGGTTTGAACGGGGCGGTCTACCGGAACAGATAACGACTGGAGATGCTGCACCACACTGTACGGAATCGTGTACGTGTGGCCATGAAGAAAATGCCACCTCGGGGCAGGCTTGACCTTACCGTTCGGGCTGGGTTTGAACCCGCCCTTCTGATAGGTGAACATCAGATCCGCACCAGGAGATTCCAGGTTCTGGAACGTCATGGTAATCATTGGATCGTCGGGATCACTAGTCTCTTCTACAGCCTTGGCTGTTTCTTCACGAGACTCGTTGATTCTACGACTCTCAAGTTCCAACACAGCCCCTACAAGCTCCTTCTTACTCAATCCCGGCTTCACATCGAACGAGAATCGTTCAAGCAACTCCGTCAGAGCCTCGATAGTGAGCTTCATCAATTCCTTTTGCAGCAACTCCATTCCTGGCGTTATAGGCTCCGGCAGTACCGCCGCCGCCGTCGCAGTCAATTCATTGGTGTCTGTCATGTCCATATCCTGTCTCCTTCTTATTTCACATTGACGAAGTCGTATGTTGCCAGATTAGCAACATCGCCAACATCCTTAACAGCCAGAGATTCCCACGCCACCAACAGCGAATACTGGCCGTCGGTCTGCACGGTAGCATCCACCGTCAGGCCCTGACAGCCCTTCGTGAACACTTCTTCCGTGCGGCAGGTAAACACGTTGCTGTTCCCATCTGTAACCGTAGTTCCCACGGTTGTGGGCCACGTCGGCTCAGTCTCTGAACCTGTGGTCGTTCCCGTAACCAACTCGTAGACGAACCCGTTCCGAGTCGTCGGCCATACCACATCACCTGCGGCCGTAGTAGAACGAACTTCAAGGCCGCTGTAGTCCGTGGACGAACTGTACACAGTCGGAACACGGAAGTTGGGATCGTTGCCAGCGGGATTCGGAACCAGAACACCCTGGTACTTGGTATCGAATTCAGCCATCGCGTCCGTGTCGCGGGTAACGACGCCACTGGACCCCGTCAGAAGCAAGGCCCCCAGCGTGGTTGACTGGTCGTTCCACAGCTTACTATAGAAATAGATGTTGGGATTGGTCCCCTCCGTATCTTCGAAGAGGATGGCGAAGCTCGGAAGAAATCCGCAATCGACAGTAACGTCGCCGCCATCTTCGAGCCATCGTGCTACTACCGGTCTATCCATGATTAGACCCTTTCATATTGTAAAGGTTGTCACATTAACCGTTCGTGCAGATCAGTACGTGGATATAGAGATCCTGAAGAATGCGGAACGCCATCCACGACTTCCAACCGATAGTCGCCCGTTGATCGAGCGGGTCAGCCGTACCGGCGCTGCCGGGCTCTTTCATCGAACCACGCAGATTCCCGCCGCCCAGATCGACCATCGCATACGGCAGATTGGCCGGATCGCGGCCCATAATCGGGCAGTAGTAATTACTGCTGGAGGTGTAGCCCTGCGTACTGGTCAGCCAGCGAACCGAGCCGGTATTACCGAACTCGCCAGGATCGACGCCGGTTGACTGAGAATACTCGACCACGTCGAGGAAGTTGCTCACATCGCGAAGATCGTCTTCCAGGGCCGTATCAGCCATGCCGACATAAGACGCCCGAACCGGAGAGGTCGCCACGCCCGTCGAAGCATTGACCCGGTCGAACATGTAATCGCAGTCGTTGTCTCGAAGTGTCTGAACGACGCCGTCGATGTCTATCTTGTTCAGCAACGTGGCCGTACCCGAACCGTTAGAACAGGTCGTACTGGACGCTGACGCACAAATGTAATCGCGGCACAACTGATCGGTTGTGTTGTTGACCTGATCGTTCTGCAACTCCATCGTCTTGGCGACCAGATCATCCTCAACGGTCAACTTGACCACATCGGTCAGGGTGACATAGTCGCCGTACTGGCTAAGCGTTGCCGTCAAATCCACCTTGGCCAATTGCGACCCGGTGGGCGTGACACCCTCGGTCAGCGGCGTTGTGGCCGCAGACAGTCGGCTGAACCGACGAAACTTGATGGTTGTGCCCTGCTTGGTCCCAATCTGCCGACGCTCGGCAAATTTGGTGTAGATGTACTTGGGCTGCGGGGCCATAAGGAGGACGCGGTCGTACACCACTCCGACCGCTGGATCAACTTGGGTGGTACTCGTATATTGGCTCATGCCTGTATACTCCTATTTCGCTACGGCTGACCACCACGCTTCTGCTGCCACCACTGCTGGAACTGGTCCTGGCTCATCCCGGCTATCGAAGTGGCTTGATCCACCTGGCCACCGCCTCCGGTAGCTGCCGATATGCCCTGCGGAACCCGCTGCCCGGAACGGATCTGATCGACCACGTTGCGAGTAGACGCACCCGGCGATTGCTGTGATTTACTCGCCATCGCCTTTGCCGCATAGAAAGCCTTGACCGGGTCCCATTGCTTGCGTAGCTGCATAGCCAATATGGGGTCGGCCTTGATTGCGTTTGCAAGATGTTCACTCAACTGACCTGTGGGTGACGTAACCACCTCGGAAAATTCCGGGCGCGCCGCCAACCACTGCTCCATCTGAGCCGTTTCCACTTGACGTTGGTTCTGCTGTTGGATGAATCCGAAGAACTTGGTCAGATCGTCCTTGGTCAAGTACACGTCACTACCGATTCCCTGCTGCTCCATGAACTGGTGCAGTGGATCGGCCTGCTGACCTTGAGGCGGCTGTTGCTGCTGGGACTGCTGATACAGGAACTGCTGCATCTGCATGTTCTGCTGCTCAGCCGCCTTGAGCCGGTCGTTGACTTCCTTGAACCGCTCATACGGGATCGGACCTTGTGCCTGCGGCTCATCCGGTTGCCCAGCGGCGTCCTGGGGAGCTTCTTCGCCCGCGTCCGTGGCGAGTGGACGTTCTTCGCCTGTAGGCGTGGCGAGCGCCTCGATATCGCCTTGATCCGTAGCGACTGGATCGGTTACGCTAGTTGTCTCCGGTTCCATACTGTGCCCTTCTGTACCAAATAAAAAAGCCCCAGCGATTAGAGGGACATCCTCTAATCAACTGGGGCATCATTTCAGCTTATCCAGTGACTCTATGTAATTGTCGTTACGCTACGTGCGCTTACCGCCCTTCTTTCCGCCTTTGCAACCCACCTTCTAGTTCCTCCATAGGAATAGGATGGTTCTGATGGCTCTTGATGTCACGCAACTGACCACAATAGAAATGGAATTCGATGCTCCCCGTGAACTTCGGGTGCAACACACGCCACTTCTGCACGAATTCTGTCAATTGCATCGACATAACATTCCTATCAATTCGGATGATACTGCAAATCCGTAGACAAAAGAACCCACGTAACGTTCTCTATGTCTTTTTGGGTCAACTCAACGCCCGGCTTGGCATTTTTGTCAGGCCAAGGATATTCCATATCGTTCTGCTGGTCTTCTTCCATAATCAACTCCAAATCAATGGGACGCCGCGTGCATCCTGAGCCACCTTCTCAACTACCGTACCGGCGTTGTCACTGTCTTCGACCAACGTCGGCACATCCATCGGCAACGCATATTCCAACTCCATCTCACCCGTCCGATTGTCCACTCGCCAAAGCATGGTCCCCAACTGCTTGACCAATGGCCGAGACAACAATGGCGCTACGATCCGGTTGTGAATCATCTTGTTCGGCAAACGGACCTCAGTCGTCTCGATGCCATCAGACACGCTCTGGGCGGCCGGACCTTGATATTTGTTCTTGATAATGACCAGAATCCAATACGGCTTGGACAGATTCTGAAAGGCGTCTACCACCTTTTCCAGCATGGCATACAGATCATCCGAAGCCATGCGTCGGACATCACCAATCTGAACAGGCTTAGCCATTATTTCCTTTCGCGATGTCAGCCTTCTTTGGTTGGGCCTTGATCTTTTCCATTTCTATCGCCCGATCCAACATGTCGAGCCGGGGCTGCGTCTGCATCTCCTGGAGCGTCTGGGCCGTATTAACCTTCGTCTGCATCAAATCAGCGGCCCGCTCACCCAGATGAACCTCCTCATTCCGTGTGTCGACGTCCATCTGCTTCAATGCCGCCATCTGAACGGCCTCCTGAAGCTGTTGTGCCCGTTGCGCGGCCTGTTGCTGCTGCTGCTCTTTCGCCGCCAGCGACTGCAACACACTACGCTTCATGGCCGTCGGAGCGAACTGGAGCAGATCGGACCAGGAAACAGGGAACGGATCACCTATCTCGGCCCCCATCTTCTTGAGGTTGAGCATCTCTGTATACAACGCATTGCGCTGGGTGTCCGTCAGGGTCGTCTCACAGGGAACGGCGTCATATCGCATGAATTCCTTGTTGTAGAAGGCCGGGGATACTTCCTCACCCAAAATCCGCATAACCTTATCCGGCGGCATCTGCTGGATCAGTTTGAGTAACTTACCACCCATGACCTGATCGGCAAACGACTTATTGTCGAAGAAGTCGAACATGCCCACCATGCCCAGCCCCAACCGCATCTTGCCAACCACGCCCAGTAGTAGCTGGTCTTTCTGGTCGATCCCAAGCAATCCATCCTCGTTCAAATTGAGGATCTTGCCCGGCAGCTTGTCGAACACCTCCTGCATCTGGAGATATCCGGCAGGTAGGTTAGGCGACGGACGGTCACGGAAACGCTGCTCAGCGATAGCCCCCTGCTTAAAGAATCGCGGATGACCAGCACCCGCTGTATACGCCTGTCTATCGTCAACTAACGCGCCCTCTTCCACGTCCAGTCCCGCCCCAATGACGCATTCCAAGGCCCGGATATTGGCTATGGTCCGGCGATCAAAGGCCCGCTGGGAGTCCTTCAACGCCCTGACAGCCGACTGGATACGCAAATGGAAGTGATCCACCTCGGGATCGAAGAACGCCATGTACGGAGTGAACGAGAAATCGCCGATCCCAAACGGGTCAACGCCATGATAAACCTCTTTGCCGTTGAGATACTGCGTTACCTCCACCGTGCGGACGGGCTCTGTAACCAGGTCCAGCGTGGGCTCCGTGGCCAGGGCCATGCGTTCTTCCGGCGTATCCGTATACTCGACCTTGTTGCCGTCCTTATCCCGGAGGTATCCGACGCGAGAGTCCACGAAAAACTGCTTATTCGCCACCGTCCTGCGAGTCCACTCGTCCAGACTCAGCAAATACTGGCCATAGAGCTTGACTCGCGGCATATTGGGGAACTTCTCGTCCTCTTCGTTCTCATGGATAAGCAGCCAGTCGATGTAATCATCGCTGTCAGCGAAGAACATCTTGGCTTCAGACGGAGTGATATACTTCCTAAGGACCCCATACTGACAATCTGCCAGGTCCCTGCGGCTGAATCCGGGGTGCAGGATGAACTGGTTATAGCCGAACTTCTCGAAATGGATCTGGTGCTGACGGTCCATCGCGATATTGAACAACGCCATACCGGATTTCAGGGCATGGTCGAAGCAGTCACTCTTGATGTGGTAGCCCCTCCCCCGAGCCAGGGCATCGTTGGCAATCAGGGTGTACTGATTCGCCGTCATCTCATCGGAATTCTCGACCGGGTCATACCGAAGCGAGGTCCGGTTGTTGCGCTCGAAATTGCTTATCAGACGAACGAACCGCCGAAGCAACGGAAACGACATGATCTCCCGCGCCGGCATCACCTTCTTCATATAGGCGATGTCCTCTTTCGTCCAAGTATTGTCCACGATGGCATACAGATCATCGCGGGCGTGCGACTGCCAGTTACCCCAGGCAGTCCATGCCTGCGAATAGGCTTCATCCAGATCGGACTTTCTGTCCTGTTCAGCACTCATGTATACTGCTCCTGTAACTGGCGCACCCGATCCTTACTCATTATGCCCCCCAACTTCCTGATCGCCGCCGAGACATACCGTTCGCAGTCGGCACAGTGCGATGACCAGTCGTGTAACGGCGTATCCGAGTACACACCCTTGGACTCTGTACTCATAGAGACGTTCTTCCTACGCTGATAATGCTCCAGGGCCTCGATTCCACCGCTGCATTCGTTCTCATGGAAGGTGGCATAGGGCAACATCTTCCGCACCCGCTCGATCCCGTCTGTAACACGCTTCTCACGGGCCAGGGTCGTAATATGGAGGCCCATTTCGGTCGCTGTGGCCCGAAGTTCCTTCCCTGTGGCCAAATCACGCTTCTTGCCGTCATGTGGCCAGAAATGCTGACCAAAATGGAGGCCCAACCGCTTACCTACGTCGAAAACGTACCGAATATAGTGTTCCAGGGGCTCCCCGGAGTTCTCATAGTAGTGAACATGGCGAATTTCGGCACCAACCTTCTGGAAAAACCAGATAGCCGTGGCATCCGACATCCCCAGATCCCATGCCGTGTGGGTCGCCACCGATTTGTCTGGGTCAAAGCCCATTCCCACCCCAATACGACCCTCTTTGCGGGCCTCTTCCATCAACTTAAGGTAGTAGGAGCCCTCCAGATCGGCCTCATCGTGGCAATTCAGTACATACCGGCGGTATTTCCGCTGCTCCGTCTCGGTCCCCTGCTCCATCGACCGAAGATCTTCCACGAAATCCGCTGGCAGGTTATGTTCGTTGTCGAAGGTTTGGGCCTGGATGCCATAGTAATGCTCCGGGTGCGACCGCTTGTCCGCTAACCACTGCCGCCAGACCCAATTCTTGCCGTTGGCGTTGGCTATCACGAACCCCGTCCGTACCTCTTCATACCGGAGATAGTCATGAAACGACGTCATACGGTCATCCGCAGTCCTATTCCAGAATCCATAGCACTTCCGACAGCGGACCAGGGTCGTAACCCCACGTAAATTCGGGTCAGCCGTCAAATCCTTCTTGCCCGGCTCGATCTCCAGCCCAAACGCGTCATTCCCCTCCACCAGATCGTCCGAGCCGCAGAACACACACTTCTGGGATGTGGCCAAAAAGTCCAATCGCTGGGCATAGGATTCATAGTAGGGCTCAAATGGGTGCAGCCTGCGCCGTAACCGACCCCGGAGCATGTGAAACTGCTCAGATGTCTCGAATTCCTCAGCCTGCTCCATCGCCACAAACCCCAGATTCACGTTCTGGATCAACTGCTTCGTCGCGCCACCCGTCAATTCTTCCAGGTGACGGAACATGATCCGACTCTTCGAGCCCGGTATCACCACATCCCTGGTACTCATGGGCACCTTCAGGCCCGTATACAACTCAAAATCCTTGATCGTGCTGTCAGCAAGGTCCTTGAATACCTTTCGGACCACCAAGCCCAGGTTGTCCTGGTAACATTGCGATAAGACCATCGCCCGCTGAATCAATACCAACGTCTTACCCGTCCCCCAACCCGCCACCAAACCAGGAAACCGGGCCTTCGAGGTCAAGAACTCCCACTGATATGGATTCAACACAACCTGCATTTAGCTATTCTGGTCTGCCATGGCGACATCGTCGGCTCCCTTTTCCTCCCCGTCACCACACCAATCGTTTTTACTCGTTACTGGCCAAACCATAACCGCCAATGGCTCATCAACAGAAGTATCACGACACGGACGAGGAGCATACCGAAAACAAAATCCAAACCCTTCCCCATGGGGCGACCAATACCGGCAATACTCACAACTTCTAATCATTGCTCACGTCCTCCGCGCCAGCCAACGTGGCCTCTATCTTCGCCAGCCGGGCCTCCTGCCTCCGTGTAGCCGCCAGCAACGCATGGACCGTGTACGCCAGCGTCCTGTCTGACGTGGGAGCCTCTATGGCCCAATCCGCCTTCGGAGCCAGTAAGCCCTCCGTCAGAATGGGATCAAGGCCAGGTGCAGGCGATGGAGCAGCATACAGTAGTGCGATGGTCCAGCCGCCCAGGACAACCACAATTACGCCAATAGCCAATGTTAACTTGTCAAATCTGTCCATGTGTCATCCTTCCAATAGATTCCAGTACGATCGGGTCTTGAATAGGGTTTGGGGAGGGAGTATGGGGGATAGGGTCCCATATCGCAATCCGCTGCCCCATATAAAAAACCCGGATTCCAGGCCGGCAAGGCTCCATCCAACCTGCCCCAAGAAGCCCGATTCGCAACATTCTGCCTATTCTATTGCAGTGAGAGCCGGTATTCACCCAAACCTAAGCCCTTGTATAAGCAAGGCTTATATCGACATCACATTATCACCATCCCTATCTGGTTTTGGCGCTGCCGATTGTCCTGTTCGAAGGCTCCCAGGTGCTTGCCCAACTGATTCAAAGCCACGTTGGCAGCGGAGCGGTCGTGCGCTACCTTGCTATCGTCCAGCACCCAGACCTGCTGCTCACGCCACCAATCCAGGTCCAGCTTGCTGTAGTCCCTGATGCTGGCCTTCACCCGCTCTATCGCTTGGGTAACCTTGGGATGCCTGAGCAACTCATGGCCGGACTTACCCAAGGTGTTATCACTGCCCTTATACCCTGCCAGCTTGCACGCTAACGTGGCATTACCGTGCGCCTCCCCGAGGTAGGCTGCCACGAAGAGATTCTGCTTCAGGGTCAGACTTGGATCATGTTGGGTAATGGTTTGTTCCATGTCTGCCAGTAGATCATAGTATAAGCAGATGTCAAGCATTAAATCAGATAATCTTATATCTGAATGCTGTTTGTTTGAATGCTTAAAAGCGAAGCGCGCATAACCCGCCCCTGCGCCGCAGGGTCACATTTAAGAGCTTTGGGCTCTAAGGTAGTTCCCTGCTTCTCCTCGATCCTATTGTTGCTCTCGCGGATCGGCTGACAGTCGGGGGGTCGTGGTCGGGTTACTGTCAGGCTTATAGGTACGTTCTACCGTACCCTATCACCCTATCACGGTGGTGAGCCGGGACCAATGCCAGTCGTGCATCCCCGCAGGGCAGACGGTGCAGAGCCGCCACAATCAATTGTCTATGGCGCCTTATACCGGCCGCGCGTGATCTTGTCAAGCGATATATTTTTCTTAACACCACGTGTCCATTTGCTTGCTCCCCCCACTCCGTTGCAACATTTTCACCATGGGAGCAAAATATTTTCGCGTGCCTAATTGCTTGTCTATAACACACTTACACACAGTATTAGATAAGGCTAACACATTATCAGCAATTAAACTGTTGCATTTAGGCTCCTGAACCGTTATATATAGTAGTAGCACATGACGAGCATATTTTTGACAACCACACACTATAGGAGACACGACAATGGCAACCACAACGACAACCATTAGCAACGGCACACTAATCGACGATCGTACAATTCGTCGGTTGGACGCCCTCGTACCGGACGCTGATACGCAGGACCGCATCGATGGACGCGTAGGCTGGTCTTACTATGGTATCGACCTGGGCGGCAACACGTGGACGTGGACGGTCTACAATGGCAACCCTGAGCCCCATTATGAGGAATATCTCCTCGACCAGGACAAGGCGCTAACGATGGAGATGCACGACCATATTATGGCCATTGCCGACGAGGTAGAGAGTTGGGATCCATGCCATGCTAACTGGTTACGAGAGACCCTGCGAATGGATGTTTAACCCCTTGGCCCACTATAGGAGATCAGGACAATGGCAACAAACGTAGTCAATTTAGCCACTGGTGCAGAACTAACGTACGTATCGCTCCACCCCATAGAGGCGGTCCTGTGCGCATTCCTGCAAGACATAGGTGATTACAATACATGGTCATACGCCGACGCTATGGCCCGTATGTTTGACTGTCTTGTGTTTGGTCGTCATACGGTTTGCTATGGCGATTGGTGCGCCAAACTAACATAACCCCTGACCGGTCTGGCGGTCCTGCCCTGTTCGATCCGGGGCAAGGGCTTTGTTGACTGAGTATATTGACCCCACACTATAGGAGGCAACAATTATGGAAACGCTTGACGCATATTCACGCGCATTGAAAACAACGGAAGGTAATAACCCCAGTGACCTCGATATTATCGCCAAGGTCAATGCTATGGCCGCCCGCTCCGCAAACTTCCAAGGCCTTACGGGCGAAATACGTAATGCCTATTTATCCGGCTGTAATACAGGAGTATGTATGGCAATGGAGCGCCTTCGGGAATATGGTGTTTGCCGACCAAGGCAAGAAATCGTCAATAATAAGAAAACTACCGTATATCGCTTCCGTTGACACGATCCGCACCGGCGCAGTCCCTGACCGGGCTGCGCCAGTCTGGACCGTCAATGAGAACGGACCAAAACACCAACCATGCTATAGGAGATAAGGACCATGGAAACGACACAGGAAAAGCAGCGCGTTACCCACACCTTCAAGAGTATCAAGATCGAAAAACCAGACCCCGAATACGACAAGCAGGCAATGGATTGGCTTGAGGCCACTGATAGCACACTGGAAATCACCTTTTCATATACGGGCAGATACTTCCCGGATGATAAAGAGGATCGGGATATCTATGAGGTTTCCCTGCGGCATGGGCAAGGAATTGCCTATACGTTCCGTTTCGGCCAGTCTATCGCCCATAGTCACCCCAAAAGCCCCCGATGGAAATGGATGAGCCCCCGAGAACGCTCCAAGCTATTGGACCAGCGCCGTCAGCCGTCTGCGTACTCCATTCTGGCCTGCCTGGACGGATACAGCCCCGGCACGTTCGAGGAATTCTGCGCCAACTTCGGATATGACACCGACAGCCGCCGATCCGAAAAGACCTGGAAGGCCTGCGTCGATCAATACCTGAATTTGGTCAACCGATACTCCCCGGACGAGCTAGCCGCACTGTCTGAAATCCAATAACGCTCCTATAGCCCTCTGCGCCGGGCTCTGCCCGTAGCATCCCGGCGTGGGGGTGTTTTGACTGGAAAGGAATAGAACAATGGAAACGAACTGGAACAATGAAATACGCCGGCGCCTGCGAGGTTGCCCGCGACATTTACGTGGAGCCCTCAAATCTGAACGCATGGCCCTGGTATCTCTATATCATCGTGGATGTCAACCCCAAAAAATCGTGGCAATACACAACGCCTGCAAATCATTCGACGCCGCGCTGCGCCGGGTAGGCCACGAACTGAATCCCTCCGGCCCTCTGTGTTGAGAAGGAGAAACCCGTGAATAAACCCATCAATGATTCTATCCGCATCCATGACCTGATCGCCGCCGCCAAACAGATACGGCGACAGCGCAACGGACCAAAGAAGCCTGCCAAGGCTCAACTGGACGTAACCGAATACCTCGAACCGCCTGAGCTACTCTCTTTCATCCGTTTCATGCGCCGGCAATCTAGCAAACGGAAAAGCCGGGCCGCTATCCAGAACTGCACTATGGCGGAGATCCTAGCCCTAGCTGGTCTACGTGCCTCAGAACTGTGTCACCTAACCTTGGCCGATGTGCCGCCCCTGCGCGGTGACGGTACGCTCAGGGTGGTGAACGGCAAGGGAGGGAAAACCAGACTGGTCAACATACCGCCCGACCTGACAACAACCATAGACCACTGGGTTAGGGTTTACCGCAAGCAGATTATGCCAACGCACTACCTATTTGTCACTAGGAACAACAAACCCTATTCGCATGTAGATATCTGGAAGCGTTCGCAGGTCTGGTTCCGGGAATGGCGGGAATCAGGCACAGCACCAGACAGGGAGATGCATCTATCACCCCATTCACTACGCCATAGTTACGCCAGTCGATACCTCCATATCAATGGCTCAGACGCCCTGGCACATCTCCAAATGCAGCTCGGACACAGCGACATCAAAACTACCATGATCTACGCCAGAACAACCAGCGTGGATAATCAACGTTTCGCCGCAAACCTTACTATAGGAGACTAGAACGATGAAAACACAACACACACCCGGAAAGTGGGAAATCGTCCGCGAAGACTACGACGATGATTTTCCCATTGTCTATGTAACCATCAAAGATGATAACCGCCGTATCTGCGAGGTATACAATGATTGGTTACCAGAAGATGACGCTAACGCCCGCCTGATTGCTGCCGCATCAGACCTGCTGGACGTCTTAGACCCAGACTTACTAGAAGAGGCCGCCGCATACGCTGATGCACAAGTAGGCGGTAACATAATAGCGGCCGACCTGTATATGCTGGCAGATAGAACCCGCGACGCCATCGCCAAGGCCACCAACCAGGCAAAATAAGACATTTCCATAAAATAGTTGTTGACAAACAGCAGGTGGTAAGGTAAAGAGAAAGCCAATGAGAACTGGCCAATCACAACCAAGTACAGATAAGAAGGCCGCACGAAGAAAACCCTGGCCGGTGCTCATGTGCGGCTTCTTTTCTGGTCCCACCTGCTGTTTTCCGAAGAAGCGTAAGCACGGCTCCGGCGATAAAAGGGCCTCCAACCTCTCTCAGGACTGCCCCACGACACTGTTACGGGGTGCGCTGAGACTGCCGCTGCAATACGGACAACGTGACGCAGCGCCGGGCTCCGGCTAAATACAAACAGCTATGATAGACAAACCTTCTCCTGTGGGGAAGGCAGGTACGGACAGCAAAGGCATCAAAGGGGCTGGAATAGTCTGATGTCCGTGAGAGTTGGTCTGTCAAAAGGAGGACTACAAATGAAATGGGACCGAGGATCGAACGGCTGGACCTGTGGCGACTACCGGATCGCCCCAGCCTACAGAAAGCCGGGCTTGTTTGCCCTGCATTGTGGCACCGACCTGCTGATGTACTGCGGCAATTTTGGCACAGCCGTTTTAGAGGCCCAGAAACACCAGCGACGGAAGAATAGGAAGGAGAATGAATTATGAAAACTAAACTGTTCGTTTTGGTTATCGCCCTGATGCTGTGGCTGGCCTCGCTGGCCCCGGCTACACTGAACTTCAACCGAACTGGCGTACCGATTACCGTCCCCCTGCATCGGTGGTACTGTCCTGGCAACGGGGATCATTTCTATACGTCGGACATCCAGGAACATATCTGGATGCAGGCTAACATGACCCAATGGTACATCTACGAGGGTATCCAGTGTTATGTATTTCCCTGTGCCGTCGAGGCCTATAGCGATGGCTCGATAGGAAACTAGACTCCCTTTCTTCCTCTCTCATTGCGAAAGCGCCAGAATTCGTAGGGACTCTGGCGCTTTTTTGTTAACCCCCTTGTCAGATATATCCGATAGTTTGGGTATCACACTAACCCATTTTAACAGGAGGTAGACATCATGGCCAAACACAAATGGATCGAGTTGGCAAGTATCTGGATTGTACTGACATTGTCATTACTACTGCTGTACGCCGGGGGCTGTAACACCACGCAGGGCATCGCCCGAGACGTGGCTATCGGGGCCAAGGGCGTAGCCGACGGCATGACCCATTACACGGAGGCGAACCCAGAATGACACCGACAATAACACAACGATTGATCGTATTGGGCATACTAGGAACCACTATCGGCATGATCGTCGCCCTGGTAATGGCCGATCCAACCCCTGTGCCTACGCTGGACAAGACTTTGGTGGCCATCTGGATGGTTGAGTCATCTGGCAGGTTAAATCCCCCTGACGGCGATTCTGGGGCCTCTATTGGCCCGATGCAGACCCAGCGGGCCTGTTGGACGGATGCGATGGGGTTTCTGAACGAGGATTGGCCCTACGAAGACGCAAGGGATCTTGACAAAGCCCTAACCGCCTGCGCTGCCTATGTGGTAGGCTGGCAAAGGCATCTGAACTATCCGGGAATTCCGGAGACTTGGGCTAGGATATGGAATGGTGGTCCCCGTGGACCAGAGAAGCAGGCGACTCTGGCCTATTGGCGCAAGATACAACGTCACCTTTGAGATGCCCGCCCAATCGGTGCGCTCTGCTTCACTGGCGGGGCGCACCGATCCATCGTTCTTGCCACTCCCAGCGCGGATGCCACTCATCATCGAGGAAACTGTAATACCGTCCTCCCAGGCCATAGACCAGCCACGCCACCAGCCACCTACCCCGCGTCCATAATAGACCAAACACCGCCACGCCCAGCAGGAATATGCCTCCCCATGCCGCCACATAATCCAGGAACGATGGACGATCCATACCCAGGACGATATAGGCCCCATAGAACGATCCTACACACATCAGCCCGCCCCAATACATCCCAATCGACAGAGTGTATGGGCACCATACCCAATTCGGGACACACGCCCGCACCATCAATACAGCCACGCCAATCCACACACACAGGGGAACGACAACTACGCCTAGAATGTACCAGACCATCTGCGCCTATCTCCTATACCACCGACTGAACCAGTGGCGAATATGCCATACGTTGAGCCAGGGGATATGGACTATTGCCCCTATCGGCCCACCCCAAAACCCGGCCTCGAATACCAAGCCCAATACATCAGCCGCACCATACTGGCCGTGGAAGATACGCTGATTAGCCGGGCAATTCAAACAGCGATCCTGCCGCCTAATATCCCGCCCACGTAGAATATCTATGAACGGCTCATCCAGATCTACGCCACCCCTGGCTTCTAGGCAGGCGTTGCTACACCCATACACTTTGCCGTCGGGACCTAGATGTAGGCCCACGGCCACGCAAATAGCAGGCCAGCCACGCGCCGGTGAAACCTTTGGGCCATCGAACATCACATTTCTGTGGACCACCCAACTGACATGGAAGCGGCGACCTAGTTGCTTCCGCAGTCGCAGGATATCCTGGCGATTGATCGCCCCATAGTGTGTCACACGGACACTGTCTATGCCATCATACGCATCCGATGGCTGCTTCACGCCATTGCTGATACATGTTACCCTATCAACCAAGCCCCGTTCCTTGCTCGCTCGCGCCGCCCAGCACAGATACGGCCAAAGCGTTGGCTCACCTCCGTTGAAGTCCAAGGTCTTGAGCGGCCAGTTCTGATATGCAAGGCGATCCAGAAATCGGGCAAACGTCTGTTTGGATAACGAACCCTGGACCCGATCAGGACAGAGCCTTTGCACGCAGGTCGGACAATTGAGATTACAGGCCCAGGTGGGGTAAACTTCGGCGTTACGTAACTCCCGATCCGTCATAATGTCACCATCCTAATACCTTCTTCCTGCAAGCCGTGGTCGCAAACCACTGACCCGACACGTTTTTCTGACCCGCCAACCCACAGCCACAGGCACAGAGCCGGGCGGATCTAGTCCCTTGGGCGACATACCCCTCGGGCATTTCGTCCAGCCATCGCTGGGCATGTAGCCAGGTGGCCGGGTGCAGGGGCCTGAAACCGATGCCATCCTGCTTTTTGCGCTTGGCCTCATGGGCGGTGTAGGCTGGCAACCCGTCTAGAATGGCCTGGACCTCTGTCGTGGATCGAGCCTGAGCATAGGCTTTCAGGGCAGCACCTTTACCTAATTTATGTCCCTTGGGGAGATTGGGCCAAAATTGCTCCTCGAACTCCTGCTTAATGGCAGCCGTGACTCGGCCCTTTGGTGATGGGCTAGCCAAACAGCGATTGGCTATCTCGACACAGATAGCGTCGATTAAGGCCTCGACGAACTCAGTCCGGTCCTTGGCGTCCCGTACTGGCTGCCAATGGTCCTCAATCACGGCCATTGCCCTCGTACCGTAATCGGTCAGATGGTCGTGGCGCAGGCCGCATCAGAACAGCCATACAACATGGATACGTCCACTCATACCCAGGTAATCCCACCGGCATCCAATCAGGTACGTCCACCCAACCCTGCGCCTTCAGCCTACGAATGGGTTCAAACAGTTCCCGCTCCGGGTCGAAGTTGTCAGCCAGGAATCTGAATGAATCCTCTGTGCATACAATATCATAGTCAGTCATGGACCTGAACCTCATCATCAAAGCAGTGGTCATTCACCCTGTTCTGTCTCCCGCCGGGCTAATAATAAATCGAGCCCAATACATGACTCCGTACTGTGCGGCACGATGGTATGGTCTGGATCAAGATGTGTAATGATATCGAGTAGCTCCAATCCAATCTCAACCAGGCAATCCCGCTCGTGAATCCACATAATGCAATCTTCGCATTCGTTCATTATGATACCCTCCGACTTAATTGCTGTTGCGACCAACACGACTTGGCCTGGCCGGGGCTCTGGCAGCGCACACTCTCATTTCCACACGTCATACACGCCACGAAATCTTCATCGTTGGCCACATCATAGGTCAGTACGACGTGCGTGCTGCCGCAAGTACAGCGGCGCAGGGGGCGGGGCTTGTTGCGATTAAGGGCCATGATATTGCTCCTTTCCGCTCAAGAACGGGCACACCTTTTTACTGTCGTCATCAGTCGTCATAACCAGAGTCCCTAACCATATGGAAACAAGAAAGAAGGCAGGCAGGGGGACTCATCCTCGACATCCCAGAGAGAAGAGGAATCTGGGTGATGTTGGACGCATCTGGTAATTTCTTTGCCCAACGGCCCTTCTGTGCCCCCTGCCCATCTCTATTAGAGCAAAACGTATGCTTTATCGTCAAGAATGGGTATTCCATAGTGTATTCCGTATCGACGCCGCTCCTCGCTGCCGCTCAATGTGGTCCTGCTCGGCCTGTTCCATTCCCATCCCCTCACAGGGCAGGCCATCTGGGGCATTGTGTGGGTCCGGAGTCCAGCCCATCTTGTAGATCCACGTAGCTTCTACCAACAGGCCACACTCGCTGCAACAACGGGTGGCACGCTTCCAGGGGATGATGGTCATGGTTAGCCCTCCACAGGGAATAATGGCTGCTGGCCTGCCCTAGCCTCTTTGACGGGCACGCCGGTGTCCAGGGCCGTCAGGCGGTCCTTGGCGATCTGGCAGTAGTCCTGTTCCCGGTCCAAGCCAAGAAAGCGGAATCCCTCATCTCTTGCCGCCAGAAGAGTGGACCCACTACCACAGAATGGATCAAGTACCAGACCACCTGGTGGAGTTGCCAATCGACATAGATATCGCATAAGGGCTAATGGTTTTACGGTGGCGTGTTTGTTCTCGACTCTTCCGCCGCACGTCCGTTCGGAACGAGATGCTTTAGCGCAATAGAAGAAGCGGGCGGCGGAGCCAGAATCGGCGTACTCCGCCCCGGTAGCTTTCATGCCCCACCCATCCCCATTCTTGCCGGTGCGGGGTAGGCCCTGTCGACTGGGCGAGGTCTGCGGAAACGCCCCCACGATTTCTTCGCTACCGTCATGGATAAGATTGGCGGGCCAGCGACCCACCTCGCTATGCTGATTAGCTTTCGCTGAGTTGTAATGATCCCCGAGCCCAGTCTGTGACGGACGGCCATTCGCTCCACATTTATAGTCTCCATTCAACGGGATTCTGCACCCGTCGATATTCAATGCTCCTGTCCCATGCTCCATCACGTTCTTGGCCACCGTACCGATCAAGGGTTTGCGGGCCACAACAATCGGCTCACAAGCAGGCTTCAGGGCCGTACCCCACCCATCCCATTGCTCGGCCTCGGCCGTAGCCGGAACCTCTTTTCTCGGTTGGTATTCTCTGCCGTTGTCCTTGATCCAGGAACCGGTAGCGTTCTGGTCGGCACCTGGGATCATGCGTTTTACGGGCTTGCCAACGGGTGTTGCCTCTCTATCTGCCCCCTTCATCTTGTCGATTGCCTTGCTGACGTCCAACGACTTCGGAAACCCCGACCCATATACCCACGAAATCATATCTCTGATCTCAAAACCGGCATCTTCTATCGCCACAACGCCCCGGTGGTAGGTGCGTGTCCCAAAAAAACTCAACAGGTGGCCTCCGGGTTTTAACACTCGCAGGACTTCTTTCCAAATGTCTGTTGATGGGACATCGCAGTCCCAGTGCTTTCCCATAAACTTGAGGCCGTATGGTGGATCGGTTGCGACGGCATCCACGCACCCATCCGGCATCAGCGGCAGGATGTCCAGGCAATCGGCACAGACAATGCAGCCCTCGCTGTTTCCGTCCAGTACGGCCCGTATCTCACTGGGGAGCTTAGTCATTCTTCCGTGTCCCATAGATCGCAACAACCCGTAGGCTCTACCCGAAAATTCCTGCCAGGGCTGTTGCAGGGATGTACGCACCAATGTTTATCTCGCGACACATGGAGACATGTTTCACACCGTTTGGCAGGTCCAAGGTTGCGATAAGTCCACCGTCGCCTGTCTTGGATGTCCTTCTTGGTCATTCTACTTCCTCTGTCGTCAATTCCTGCAACTCAACCTTCTTGTGGCACCAGTCCCGTGCCGCTTTCTTGCTCTTGAACACGAACGTGATCCCTACGCAGCCTGGAGGCAGGTTTATTGCTACGGGGTGTCCGCCAAGGGTCACGGTTGGCCGTTGAAAAAGTTGCAGGGCTAGATATTTCTTGCTCATTTCTTCATCCTCATTTGCCAGACGTGATGGAGGTGGGGCCGAAGCTTGTCCAGCCGGGCCTTGGCCACGCCCTTCTTCGGGAACGACCCGAACCAGACCAATACCACTTGATACTCTGGGTATTGTTGACAGAATCGCTTGATCTTAGATGTAGCCTTTTGGGCCATGAAGCCGCGCTTGATCTCTATGATGGTCTGCTTCTCATCGTCGGCAAAGCGGATGCTGGCGTCAGGACGATAGGAATCCTGATGGAGAATGCCACAGTATTTATAGGTGATTGGGTAAGGTGGAGGCTGCCAGAAGAAGTCTATGATGTCGCCTGAGATTAACAATGGTTCGATCTCCTGGAGCCAACGTCGCTCGGCCAGACTGCTGTAATGGCACAGTCTCCCGGCAATCTCTATCGTGCCCGTGCGACCGAAGGATTCTGTTTGATAATGGCTCATTCGTCCCCCAGTCTGGCTTTGTCGAGGGCCAATAGACAAGTAAGACATTGGATGATCGGGGGGTTCATGTGGAACATCCATCGTGCAGGGTGGGGATTAGATACCGGCGTCAACTTTTTGTTCCTATGATAGTGCATCGCGGATGCGTGCATAAGTGCCTCCCAGTCACACCTCAACACCAAAGCCAGTGCCGCGTCGGCCATCGAACCGGCGAACTCGTCTGGGACGGGACAGGGCTTGTCGCGTTCTCTGGTGAACTCTATTCCGTTACTTATCTCTCGCCCGCACTTGGGGCAACAACCCTTGACCGTCGCGTAGCAGTGTCGCCATGGCCCAGGGTTTAGTGCCGTCGTGATCGTCCGCCGTAGCAGGGCTTCATCTACTTGCAGTTCTTCGGTTGTGGGAATGTCACTCATTTGTGTTGCTCCTTCCAGGCTTCCCATGCGGCGTTGACCACGTCGTACAGAGCATGATCCATTCCATGTGTAGGCCCCTGCATAGGGAAGACCCACCCGTCCGTCACCATCGCGTCTATCATGGCCCACAGACGGTCTAAGACAGGCTGGGGTGGGGCATCCCGGCAAATCTCGGGCATGGTTGAGTACATACATTCTCCGTCGGCACGGGCGGGACAAGGACGGGATGGGTCGGTGCAGGGGTTCATTCGTCATCCTCACGATCTGGTTCGTGGTAGGGAATTTCTACGACGGGCTTGCCGCAACCCATGCAAAAATTACACCCGTTGGCGTTGGGTCCACCATCATCAAATTCCCACGTTCGGCCACAGTCGCTACACCAAATACCTTCCTCGTCTTCACGCCAGCGGCAGATATTCTCTTGCTCGTTCATGTGATCTCCTTGAACTCGTAGCGGGCGATAGTGGGATTATCATCCCAGGCCCAACCGGGACGCTTGCCGTTGAGACGGTCCCATATTTGGATAAAGTCCGCCAACGGCGGTTCTATCCAGCCAGTATTTAGACAATCAGTACACCCCATCACATCCATTGCCATGTGAAAGCAGGGAACGCCTTGAAATCCTTCCCGGATGGCATCGTCATTGTTAATGCCCCATAACGGCTCCATCCTGGCACTGAACACCTCGAACCGATTCGGACGAGCGGCCCATTTGGGCATGAAACGGGCGGACTTCCATGTACTTACCCAGTCTGGCGGGCCTCCTTCCCACGGGAATAATTCGTCGGCGGATTGGTGCATTAACAGCCCGTCAGCGCGGTATTTGATGCCCTCATAATCAATCACATACGGCGTCAACCGATTGCAGACCGCATGACACTCCCGCAGGTACAGCACGTCCCCCGGCTGATACATCAGCTTCTTGTGGCAGCGGCGCGTGACAGTCTTGGTGCCGTCAAGGATCTTCGGGATTAGCTCCGTACAAAAGATGATGCCTTTCTCGCTCATTCTGGAACCTCTTCCAGTGAGATCATGTAGTACATAGCACATTGGCCATCATGGTGCCCAGCTAAATAATCGTCTTGTATCTCCGGGCCGTCTGGATGGGTTGTCCATGGCTCGTCCTTGTAATCATTGTAGTTTCGCCAGAAACCCTGGTTAAGCGGCGTATTTTCAATCCAAATGGTGTAGTTGGCATAGTCGTCTTCGCAATGTGCCATGCCGCAAATAGCGGCGTCCTTCTGGCCGTCGTCGAAGCCCTGCGAGTAGGGCGGGTCCGGGTTATTGGGGATCTGGCATGAATACGGCACAGTATAAGCCCAGGTCTTGATGACCCCATAGAAATATCCGTCAATATAGATGTCACCCGGTTCGACGTCGGCATGAACGGTATTGACACACAGTGACAATATGGCGATACACAGTATCTTTTTCATGGTTTATCCTTTCTATCAGATTGCCCATTGGCGGCATGTACGTTAATCATCTCTTCCATACGGCCCTGCGCCCGCATCAGGATATTGTGCCTACGCTCCATCTCGTCCGATTCCAAAGCCCAGGCCAGACACTTGAAGAGGTCGTCATCCAGTTGAATCTTTGGCGTGCGAATCACGGCCCAGTCATAAGCATCTTTGACTTGCTGCTTGCCCCACCGTCGCCATTGACGGCTGCGTTGCCATGTGAAGTAGTCTTTTCCGGCCATGTTAGCCTCTACGAGTATCCGCTTAAACGCTCGTCGCAAGATACACTGTACGATCCATGCTAGTATGCGCTCCATAACATCTCCTTACTCTGGCACACATCGTACCTTGCACTTTAGGTGTGGACAGTAGGTGTACACAGTGCATGGTGTGCCGTCTGGCGAGACATCGACAATGTCATGCCCGCGATTATGAGCGCATTGACCGCGACTGACCTTACACTGTCCATCACGAAATGCCTCACAGATATGATGACTCAGATTTGATCGTGCCATAACGTCTTTCCGAAAAATATAGGCGGTGACAGGACCGCCTACGGCTTACGACTCATTAGCCAAGGCAACAATTGTCAAATGGATTTGACTAATAGTATCGTATCTTGTCTTATGAGTTCATTTTACATGACCTCACATACGGTATACATTCTGCCCTGCCGCAGAACTGAATTGTCCACCACTGTCAGCCCATATATGCTGCCCTCCTAACTAAATCCATTGTATGTCAAAGACTGTTGTTACCGTGGCCGGGGGCCTGTGGATCGCCCCCGGCCCGGAAAGGGAGAATGAGTCTAGAAGTTGAAGTATGCAGAGATCAGTAACCGGTGTTCGTCCTGTGGGGCCAATTTGTTCCAGAGATCATCCGTCAAAGCATACTGATAGACTGGTCCGAGTCCCATTTTCTCGTTGCCGAACAATAATGAGGTAAACAGTGATGGGGCTGGATCGACGTCCGACGATTGCGTGAAGAACATGATCTGTCCCTTCGCACCGACACTCCACGTCGCCGGAATGTTCACGTCCCCGATCACGATATGCGCGTCGTCCACCACATCGTACATAGCTAGGAAGCCCAGACCAAACGCATCTCCGTCGGCAGGGTTATCGTCGTTGTCCAACCATGTAGTCGCCAGTCCTACATGGGCACGGCCCGAGCTTCTCGTCAGCCAGACATCCACCTGGCCGTCCCCGACCGGAGTCATCACCGTCCAGTCAGCTGCCTGCGCCCAGCCCATCGGGAGCAAAATGAGTCCCATTACAATTAATGTCCATGTTGTTCGTTTCATGCGTTAATCCTTTCGTTCGTGTTCTTCATTAGTGTTCTTTGATATTGCTGTCGATATTCAAGGGGAAACCACCCAGTTCATGCAGGTCGCGCTCTCGACGTATTCCATCCACAGATATCGTGGCTATTATGCCCCCAGGAAGCAGCTTGCCATCTTCGTCAACGCAGATGACCTCCACGACATTATCTCTGTACGAAGGTCTGCGCACTGCGATGCGGAGAACACGTTCATCTTCCTTCTTGGGTTCATACGGAACGATTTTCATATTCGCACTTCCTTTCCAATTGCCTTACATGCTGGGCACAGACCATCTGGCCCGACTGATGATGTGTAGATATGATGATGGTTAGGGCAATGTAACAACTTATTGTCCATGGAGGTCGGGGCAGAGTCGGCAGGAGGTGTACCGCTCTGCCCCTGGGGTGATACGTCGCCAGTATCTGTACGCTTCATGCGCCAGTTCGGGTCTGGATCTGGAACTACAATACCCCAGACCGACGCTGCGTGATCTCTGCACTTGTCAAAAAAGGTAGCCGCTTCTATCGTGTTCATCTGGCTTAGGGTCTTCCGTTCGCCCATCTCCCCCACATCGTTGCAGGCGGCGTAGAAGACCTGCATCAGTACCTCGCGGGGACAGGGAATGCCCGGAGGGATCTGTGCCGTCGGGAACAGAACCGCCATGTCGAACCCCATCTCGTCCAATCCCTGTTTGACCGTCTCTATCAGTAAGCCCCAAATCGTTCTGACCTGTTGATCCGTCTTGGGCTTCCGGTAGAGTTTCAGCGTCTCCACGACCACTTGCCCCGGCTTCAATGAAGCGATGAAACGCTTCCGCCGCTCGATGTCGGCCCCGCTGAATGTCAGCATCCGAGAGTCTGTTCCTATGTGGGCGTGGAACGTTTCCATGGATGTACCCAAACTTAGCCATCAAAAGGGAATTTGGTCGTCATCACACAGAACAGGTTCTCCCTCACCAGCGAATGACTGGCCGTCGTCGGGATTCGTGATGGCCTTGTATTCAGGTGAGGCACGGATGATATCCTTGATCCAATCCGGCAGGGACTCTGGAATATTAGCGCCATCAAAGTCGATGTCATAGGCTACCTGTTCGTTCTCTGGCTTAAGGCGTGTACCCTTGGGGGCAGGAATGACAGCCCTGACGTTTGCATAGGTTTTGTTGTTCTTTGTTTCATGGACAATATTGAGTTGGCATGTGACCCCAAGGACGTTGTGTAGGTCAAACGCCTCTTCTTCTTCCGGCGCAAAATCCTTCCCCCTCCACGACACAAGGTCTTGCCGCATGTTGGACTTTTCATGCAGCGACGGGGTATATCTCTTAGAAACGACCCGCCGTCGCTCAACGTCGTTCCCCTGTTCATCCTGCATGGTAATGGTTTCGTCTGCCGTTTCCCACGCTATCAAAACCTTGCGAGTCCATTTCTGGTACATCTCAGAGAACGTACTGCCGAGATCGACAATGGAGTAGCAGACCGCCAGGTGTACGCCTGCTGATACCGGCTCGAAGTCCTTGCCGCCTTTATTGCTCACGATGAGCCCCATAATACCTCCCTACTTAATAACCAGATTTGTCTTGTCTGTTAGCTCTGCGCCAGGATGATGATCGTGTTCCTTGATATACGCCTTGATCTGTTCCTTGTCGGGCTCCCAAAACACCTTCTTACGCGACTCATTAGGAAATGCCCCTAGCTCAAATAACGTTGGATCAGTGATGGTTACAGACTGACTCCGGCGGGTGCTGAGCCGAAACATCCCTGCCTCAACGGGCCTTTTTAGCCTTTGCCGCTCAGCATCCACATACGGAGTCAGGAACTTCTTGATCGACTTCTGCCTGTTCTGCGCCGCTTTCACCAGCTTGCCGATGCGATCCAGTTCGGACTTCCCCATGGCAACATAGTGATCCAGGTGGCACAAGTATTTGCACAAGCCCTCCATCTTAGCGAGTGACGTGGTATTGGCTTTGATGAGTGCTTCCATCGCCTCTGTAGGTATCTCCCCCGTCTCGGGGTCCACGGCGTCAGCGAACTGTCTCTTAATCATCTCGCAATCATATAAGGTCAGGTCGTCAGACATCGTCGTTTCTCCTGTATGGCGCTTTCCTCGGCGAGTGCTAGTGCTTCTAAGACGGCCCGCCGCCGCTTCCGTGCGGCGTTGCGGACCAGGACATTCCGTGTCCAATGCTGCATCCGTTGCGCATCCTGCGGGTTAAGTTCAGCTATCTCTCTGGTGGTGATGCTCATTGGGGTGGCCTTTCGTTCCAGCCTGCGATGGCCCGCTCTATTGTACTTTCCCCCCCGTTGAGAATTACTGCTCCACAGTTCTGGCACCGTACATAATATTGTCCGGTTAAAAGTACGTCAGTCACAACTATTGGCCTAACCTCTGGCCACGACAGTCTATGGATGCTAGTCCTTTCGAGGAACTTCTCTGTTATGCCGCAAAACGGACATGGTTTGATTTCTTCCGACATATTTTCATCCTTCCTGTGTTGTGTTGGAATTATATCCAATCCTTCCGCTGCTCAGCCAATTTATTGTACCGCTCTCGCACGAACTCCAGTAATTCCCTGATCCGGTCGTCATCCAGCAGGCAATCCCCACAGACCAGATTGCCCGCATACTGCTTAACTTCGTCATCAGGCTTCTGGACCTTCTTACACAGCAGGCAGCGGAACACTTCCTGCTCGAAGTCATATTCGCCTGGCATAAGCATTGTCATGGACCTATCCAAAAATGCGCCCCTCTGGTGCGGAGGAGAAAAGAAGGGGAGAGCAAGTGCAGAGGGGCGCGTCGGTTGTCAATGCCGCCGTGGCTACAACGGTACGTGACGAACATAGCCAAAGGAGGACCACGGCGGCGTGGGTCGGAGTTTCATAGATCAGGTTATTTGCTATGGTCGTCATGTCGGCATTCCTTCTACCGGCAATTGACGTAACAGTCAACCATAAAATATAGAGATGATGAAAAAAGTTGTCTCTTTACACTATCCACAATCATTAAGTGTAACTATCATATATGGTTACGTCCATTGTGGGTGACACAACTTTTTTGCAGTATTCGGGTTAGTTCCAGATTTTGCCGTCGATGATGCGTCGATTTTCTACGTTGAATGCGCCGTCAGTATCAATGTGAACGGCAGCGAACCCGTGATTCCATTTGTTCAATGGCATATACCGTGGATGGAGGTCACACAAACAGCCGGTGGAGTACGTCACCAGCCGCTTGTCGTCTAGGGTGTTCTCGCTATGGTGGGATGACTGGTGGAAGTGGCCACATAAGGCCAGGGCTTTGCTGCGAAGAAATAGACCACGGGCTGGATTGACAGGATTGCTAATTGAAAACTTATATTCATGGCCGTGGATCACATTAAGTTTGCCCAACCGGATGGGCCGCATATCGCGCACCACTTCAATCTCAAGCTCGTCGCACTTGTAGAGACTGGCAAAGTCGAAGGCGGGTACGTCCAACAATTCAGGGGCCTTCAGGAACATGTACCGTTCATACCGCTCCTCATGGTTGCCGAGCTTCAATATGATCTGGACATTGGGACGACATCGACGAATGGTAGTCAGCAGGGACACAGAGGTTTCCAGTTCCAATGCGAACTTGCGTTTGCGCGGGTCTATCTCCCACCGGCTCAGGCTATAGTGGTCGATAGTGTCCCCGTTGAGGATGATCCCCACGCAATCCGGCTCACTCTCCAGGGCCGCTTGCAGGGCAGCCTTATCGTGGTAGGGACAATGAATGTCAGACAAAACCAAGTATGTACCGGGTTTGTTCACCACAAACGGGGTGAAATCGTCTATATCTCGCATACCTTCCGGCAAGACATCGAAACCCGTTCCTGACACACCGTTGGGGCGGAAAAACCTTTTGTCCGCCGCTTCCTGTCGGCCCTGCTTGCCCTTGTTGCCTCTGGCGTATCTCACCGACGTGCGACAGGCTTCCAATGTAGACCACAAAGAAGAGTTTTCCTTGTAGATCTTCTTGGCCAGGGTCATCGTGGCGGCGGTAGGGAATCGTTCCAGATATGAGCGCACAACCGCCTGCTTGCTGATTTTCGCCATGTTATTTCTCCTTCCGTTTGCGATGCCATAGAACCTGTCGCTTTTCGACAGTTTCATACACAGCTTCAATGCAGCCGATGGGGATCTTGTGCCGGTCTTTTTCGGGGGAGTCATAGAATCCTGAAGAGGCCAGGATCAGTGTGGTGTCGTCCTGTGATACGACTATACCCCGTATCCAACCCAATGGGGCTGGGTCATTTCCTTCGGTGGGGCCGTGCCAAGAAGAGTCTGACATCCAATCGCGCGCTTCGACCAGGACAGGTGTTCCGATTCGCAGACGCCTCATCCGTCCTCCAACTAGTCAGCCTGACCCACACCGCCCTCGTTGGCGCTGCCGCTACGAACCACCATCAGGCTGAAGCCCTCGGGGCAGCGTATCCAGTTTATCGTCAATGGCGCTGTACAAATCATACAATCGCCGGTTCAGTATGTCCAGTTTTTTTTCGGCGTCGGAAAGATCGCCCTGCAAGGTCATCACATCAGCCAACAAGGTCCGGTATTGCTCCTGCTTGGTCATGTCCGCACATTCCCGCCGCTCTGGTACAATCGGTCGATTCGTTCATGCAGGCCCCGGAATCCAACATCCACAGCAGACTTTATCTCTCGGACATCCTCCTTGATGTCATCATGCCGTTGCTGTTGGCGAACCGACTCCTGTTCCCGTTGTTCTTTTTCTTCCTTATGCTTCTTTTCACACGCAGCAGCCGTCACGAACTTGGATATGTCCAGCTTACTGTTACCGCCCCCAATACTGAATGTACCGGTAATGCCACGCTTGATTAGCAGTGAAATCACCCCCACCATCGTTACACCACCCGCTCCAATGCCAATGTCCCGCACAGCCTGACCTAGCACCATATTCACCATGTTACACCCTCATCAGTTATGATAACAATCGCAATTTCTCTGACGGGCTCAGCCCCGCCAGCATTTCCTCTACCGCCTCCATTATCGTTGCCGGGTCAGCGTCATTGGTTTCGAGATTACATGATATATCACCGTCCTCGCCCCACAGCGACACTGTCGAAGGATTCCCATATCGCTTACGCTTGTATTCAGATGTGCCCGTTTGCACATATCGGACATACTTCTCCATGTGACGACGCACGAAGGTTGCCGTTCCATGTAATTTGTCGGTCGTACGACGGCGCAGGCACGCATACCACCCCACACTCATAAGCTCTTCGATATCAACCAAGTGACAGGGGATCATCTGGAGCGTCTTCTCGGCACAAAACGCCAGTAACGCTTTATGTTGTTCACTCCAGTAGGCTAAGTTGTCCGTGCGGCAACGAGTCATTGTCACGATCCCGCCAAAATAAGAAGAACTGGCGGACGGTTTGGCGGTACATTGACTACAACCAACGTCCCGGTTACCGTAACCGCCTGCGCAGAGTCTAGAGGCTCATCGGTCACGCTGACATTGACGTAGTGCAGACCAATGTCAATAAGAGCAGGTCCATTGACACTGTAGGTTGCTCCATTATCCGTAATGGTCCCTGTATCCACAGTATAGGTCATGCTGTCCCCGTCCGGGTCACAAGCAGAACCGACATAGGTCCAGGGTTGACCGACGGTCGTGATGATCCAACCCAGGAACAGGCGCTGACCGGAGATGGGATGAATGGCAATCATATTGGGGTCCACGGTCATCGGGGTGGGGTCCCAGGAAGGATACTCTTGGGGGCCACAGGGCTCACCGGCAAAGACGGACACAACCGCAAATACTAAAATAGTACAGATTAGTATTAAATTAGTACTTCGTTTCATTACAAGGTTCCCTTCAGTTGAGAGTATTTAGAGACAACCTGCCACGCCCGTTGGCGAAGAATAGGATCAATGGAAGTGTCACGCATTGCTCCAGCGAACGTTGGGTTCGGCTGGCTCATGTACCAGGGAAGGAAAGCGGGCTCGTTCTTCCATAACGGAGCCCAGTCCTGAAGGTCCTTGGAGATCCAGATAATGGAGGGTGGACGATTGGTCGTGCCACCACCACTAGCAACAAACTCAAAGGCCCCAATGCTCGCTGGGTCGTTCCATGACGTCCCAATAATGTCTGTGCTAGGCGTAGCCGTGTCCCCTGCGTGATAGAGGACGCTGTCCGTGTCCTTAACGGAGAAGTCGCCCGTGGCATAGCTCGTGAATGCTGCGGCCCAGTCGGTGGATTCTGTACCGCCGGGGGAAATATCAACCGCTGTCCCATCCGTTGCATCCCCGTCGTCAGAAGCACAATAAGAAACTACGGTCAACCCATTAAAGTCGTCATCGTTATTGAAGACCGCGCAGTTGTACGCCCTTAACACACCGTTATTGGTTTCCAACGCGCCATAATAACAGTCCGAAATCGTGCAGTTGTAGATCCACATCTGGTGCGGCACACTGCAATCTTGACGTACTCCCATGAAGCCGGTATCGCTGCCGCTTTTCCATCCGGTTATGGTGCAATTAGACACAACTACGTCACCATCCGCGTCCCTGATACCGTAGCCTATCCCGCTGCCGCTACACGTTGCATTGACGATGCACGACGTTATGTAGATTCCTGTCGTTCCCCCACCCAGAGTGCCATCTACATTGATACCAATACCGTTTGAAGTAATTGTCATGGACAGTTGCAGGTGGGAGCATGTAACATACGCTTCCTGCAAAGTTAAAGCCGTTCCGTTCGTGGGGCCAAGGTAGTAAGCATCCTCATCAAATATGCCGGTTTCAGTAGGGAAGTCGTCCTGTGTGATGGTAATTGTGCCAACGGTCCACCCAGCGATAACGCAGGCCGTGGTATCTACTCCGCCCCCGTTAGTTCTGTTGCAGTGAATAACGATGTCATCACCAGTAAAGTCGATGCCATCCAACGCAGCTTCAGCCGCAAACAACGAAGCAAAGGCACAATTCTCTCCACTGGTTGCCGTAGAAGTTCCGTCACCGTCACCATCACTTCCAGTGTCTACATAGTAATTAAGGGTATCAGCATGAGCGACTGAACATAGCAGTAACAGGATAACAAGGATGTACTTCATCGGTCCTTCCTTAGTCATAGTCATAGTCGCACTGGAATCTGACATACTTGATATCCGCATCCGGCTGAGCGGCCAAAGTGATATAGACACATTTGCCTGACGGAATATTAGGATCGTCGAATGAGGTTATATCCGACAAACCACTGGATGTATTCACAGCACCAATCAGATTTGGATCAGCCAGGTCGAACGGGTTGTCGCAGAAGTTCAGGTCCCAGTCCAAGGCATCCTCGCTAGCCGTATCGCAGGCTGCCTGGAAATGCGTGATCGTCAGTGCCGCTGGCGTGTTCTGGTCTAGGATCAGGTAGTGCGAGTAACTGGAGTAGTAGTAATTCGGGTCAACGATCTGGGCCTTCCAGTCCTCACTCAGTCCTGCCGCCCGAGCGGGAAGCGTGACGGTGGCCGACGAGAAGTCATGTGCGTTGCTATAAGTATCTCCATCAGCCTCAGCAAAATCATCAACATCAGCAATCTGGCCTTCCAGTTCACTCTTGGCGTCAATCTCAGCGGTGGTATCGGCCCCCGTGATGGCAATGAGGCCCGTGTAGGAAGACACATCAGCCTGGAGCCCACCCCATTCATGCTCGATGGTGCCGGCGTCAAAGAAGGCTGTGGCACTGTCTCCAGTGGCGGCATCCACCGCCGTCAACGCACTACCATCGCCTGTGAACGTCGTAGCCTGAACATCCAGGTTGAAGACCACACCAACGTCGGGGTCGTGGGTCATGGTAACGTCCTGGTCATCGCCCAGGTAGAGGATCTTGCCGTCGCCAAGATAGACGTCGCCAAACTCTGCTGCCGCCGAACCAATATCCGCATTGGAGGCTGCCAGGATCGAGGTAGTAAACGTCGGAGAAGTGGCAAACGCCAGAACCCCCTCTCCTGTCTCATCATCAATAGCCGTGAGTAGTTCCGATGACAGGTTAACATCAACCGTGCTGCCTCCTGTTATCCCCACCAGGCCGCCATAGCCAGATACGTCAGCTTCCAGACCACCGTACTCATGTTCAACAGTACCTGCATCGAAGAAAGCTGTGGCGCTATCACCTGTCGCTGCATCCACAGCGGTCAGGTTGGCCCCACCCCCGGAAAACTCTGTAGCCGTCAGAGTGCCGCTATTGGGGTCGTATGTCAGATCGCCGTCCGATTCCAGGGCGGCATCGGTCGCTCCGTCCAAGTCGGCATCGGCCACAAAAACTAACGCATTGGCTTCATCGGTATCCTCATTGTCCGTGACGGTAATGGTTTCGTTGGTAGCCACACCCCCAGACATGCTGAAGGCCCCCCAGTCATCGTCCGCTGTATGGTTGGGATCCACCGCATCATCGGCTATTGCCGCACTATCCACCACGTTGGCGTCAATACTCCACGATCCGCTGGATACAGTGATGTCACCATAGTCGGCATCAGCCACATTGTTGGCATCATCTGTCAGACCCAAATAGAGCGTGTCTGTATACGTTTCGTTGACGTCCGCCGTAATATCCTGACCGGACAACGTCAAGGTGATAGACGCACTCTCTGTAACCGTAACGGCATCGTGGCTGTTCGGATCAGCGGCGGCAAACGTCGCCAGCCACACCTCGTTCACGTCAATGTTGATTTCGGTGTCCGGGTCTTCTGCCACGTTGAACTGAACATCATTGAAGTCGATGGTGACAATGTCAGCCCCTCCTACCTGGACATCACCCGTCTCAATCGTGGTCACAGTACCAGCAGCACCGGCACCAGCGTCGGCCTTCATGTAGAAGCCATCAGCATCGGCATCGTAGGCCACAACGTAGTCATCATCAGACGGGAGTGTAGCCAGATCAACGAGATACTTCACCTCATCATCGTCGTACCACGCTATCGCTCCATCGTTCCATCCCGTTACTGTATTGTCGTACAACAATTCCCCTGCTGTAGCCGGAGAAACATCCTGATCCAGGAAAACTGTTTGACCCCATCCGCTGTTCTGGTGGACAACCCAGCATTCCTTGTCCGAATCATAGATACGCATTCCTTCTAGTGGGGTCGAAAAGGCCGCAATCTGGGCTGTCGTGGCTGTTTGATTGAATTGGATATTCCCTGCCGTCAAGTCGCCGCCGATGGTTCTATTGCTACGAACAACACTGCCGGGAAGAATGATCTGGGACGTAACGACATTATCGAGTGTAACACCACCAGCTCCGCCCTGAGCTGCACTAACCATCTCGACATAGCAATCCGTGATACAATTGGCATCCAGGATGGTACTGGTGTCGTTGATAGGCGAAGTATTGACAGTCAGGTGAAGACCGTCCACATCGTTAGGGTCATCACCGAGCCGAACTGCCGTGCCCCCGTCCAAGTTCGTCAATTCAACATTCAGCACCCCGCCACGGCTTAAGTTATCGATCCACAGACCCCCTGCGTTACACGCTTGGGCAAGAAAATACCCCGAAATCGTTTGAGCCTGCTCAACATGCACAGCGGGATTGACATCGACCGTATACATCATTAGGCCATTGAAAAGCACCTCTGCCGAAGGAGACGAGTTGACGTAGACGCCTCCTGCCCCTATTGCCCTGATTTGGCCCAAAAGCGCACACTGCTTCACCGCACCTGAGATATCGACGGCATAGGAACTTCCGTCATCGCCGGTCTGCTCTACGTTGAACTGAACTGTTGCTGAGGACGACCCCGTCTGCTTGAATGCCGTGTCACAGTGGACTCCGTTGATGAAGAAGGTATTCTCATCAGGGCTGTATGGATTATCGTAAGCCAATTCGACAAAGGTATTGCAGTAGGAGCCAAAAACACTGAAGCGGCACTTCTCTGTGTTGCCGTTTACTTTCAGAAGAGAATCACACTTGTAGCCATAGACATAGACATCGTTATAGCCGTTCGCCGGCCCATCAAAGAGAACACCATCGACAGACTCATCGACTCCGTTCACGTCGATCCAGCAGTATTTCAGGGGCTGATCGGAATCATTAGTCACATTGACCAGTTCAGTCCCTGTGAACACAGTGGCCTTATTAAGCCTCCCCAAATGGATTGCCTGAATACCAACCAAGTCTAGCGTTTCGGAAATGATAAATTCGCCTTCTCCATATACTGTCCCATTAGACGCTGCCGCTGCATCTATCGCCGCCTGGATCGCCGTCGTATCGTCCGTAGTGCCGTCGCCGGTGGCACCATAATCCGTCACGTCGATGAACGGGATGTTGAGTTGGTCCCGAATTGTCCGTCCGTTGGCCGCTGTGGTCGTAGTGCCATCCAGGATATCCTGCCAGGAGGCGTGAGGGGTGATACCGGACCAAGTAGTAAGATCGGTGTCCAGGTCCAATGTGACCGTGCCGTCGCCATCATCGGTAACAGAAAGGCCGGTATCTCCGGCGATGAAGTCCGTCAAGTCGTCCACTGTCTCGATGGAATTGACGTCATTGACATCATCCTCATAAGCATAAAACAGGTGCCCCGCCGACCAGCGTGAAGTCATCTCCTGGAGCGGGCCCCGGATACGGTGCAAGCCGTAGAGAGCCGGGCACAGGATCAACAGTACGATTATGATAGTCTTCAGTCGTTCTTCCATATCTATCTCTTCACCTTTCGGCGCACGGCGCTAATGGCGTTGTTGTACTCCCTGACTTTCTTGAACCGCTCCTGTTCAAGGCCGCGAATCTGCTTGATCTTTTCCTGGTCCGACAAAGTCGTATCTCGCATCAACACATCTATGGCTTTCAGGTACCGTCCCACCTCGGTCCGGGCCCGTTGGATCTCCTTGCCAAGAATCAAGTCTGGATGTTTATTCATCAGCGCCTGGGAAGATTTCAAATCGCCCTGAGTAACGAAGGATCTCCACGACTGATACCATTTCGTTATCTCATCGGCGTTGGTATAGAAATCTTGGAACGACTGCGCCGCCCCCCCCTCTGGCGGCCGGGCTATAACACCACGCAACAACGGCTTGTCCGCCAGATCGTCCGGCATCTTGAAGGGAATCCTCTTGCCCTGTGCCCGTTGAATCTGCTCCAGAAGATAGTCAGTGGCGTTGGTAGCATACCGTCCCGAACCCCCAAAGTAACTGCGGATCAGGTGGTCTATTTTGGATGGACTGTAACCGAAGAACTTACCCAGCGCTTTGGATGTCTCCGATGTGTAACGACCATACTGCAATTCCGGGATAAGATCCTTTTTGCTCTCCGGCACCACGCTCCGGTCAAGAAAAAAGTTTTTGTCCACAGCATTTTCCAATGGACCCTTCACTGCCGTCGGCAAAAGACCGCCAGCAGGATCTCCAGATACAGGACTGACCGACTCAAACATCGTCTTAGCGAGGTCATCAAATGCCTTGGGATTGCGCGTGTCCGCGTACTCCATGAACCGTTCAGGCATGGTAGAGAATATCTGGCCATAGCCAAATACCTTAGGTATCAATAACCACGTCCCGTCAACCTTAACGGGATAAAACATATCACGCTGCCAGCGGGGCAACTCGAAATAGGTTGGGTCCTTGCGGTTGCGCAGGTACAGCGCAATAGAGGGCAGCGTCATTGTTGCCAGCCCCTTAATCAAGAAGCCAACAGGATCGTTCTTGGCCGCACGCAATGCTCGATCCGTTCCCTGGATACCCGCATTGAAGAAAGCAACAGCGCTGTTGACGTTTTTCATCCTACTTCCGCGACGAGCAAAATCAGTGGTCGCTTCTCGCGAAGTATATGCCGCTTCCACATCCGCTTGGCCCGCCTTTTCGGCCCGCTGAAAGGCCCCGACTCGTGTCGCCCGCTCCATGAACTGCGACAGATCCTCTGCTGACGTAATGATATTCAGCTTCGATAGCATTTTAAGACCAACAGGACGGGTCAATTCCTTAACAGCCTTCTTCAACCCAGGCCGCGTCAGCTCCACAAAACCTGAATAGGCACCCCCTGACCGCAGCCATGCATAGTACGACTCTTTATCGCCCAGCATGTCCGCAATGGCCTTACCCGAATCCACGAATGGGACGAAGCCTATATTGGTATTCATCAGCGCCGACCACTGGTCACGATAGGGATTCTTGGCAATGAACTCCGGCGTAATCGTAGCCCCCGTTCGCAGTGTATGGGAAGGAATACCCAGCAACCGCGCCACCCAATGAGCCTCCTCGTCCGACAACGACGTCATGGCATCGTGAAGATTTTTGGATACCTCGATATACTTCCTTTTGCCATCATCATAATACTCGACAACACGGCCCTTGGGAGCAAATTGTGACGGCCTCCATATAGTCGATGGCTCTGGAGCTATCTCAGAAATCACTCGCTCAGTCTGTGTAACAACCCGAGTCGCCGTTTCGGTCGGAGTTTCTGTCTGGGCACCCGAAGACCGCAACTTGCGAACATAGTTGCCCGCCTCCCCCTCCGTCATGCCTCTGTGTATCAACGCCTCCTTAACCACCGTTTCCAACTTCTTCATAGGCCCGCTGGAACTTGCCCCGGCTGCTACCGATGCCCGTATTTCCTGGACAACAGGAACAGCCTTCTCTACAAATGTCCGCTGGGATGTCTTGATCTCAGATGGGTCAACACGAATGGGACGCATCACCGTCTTAACAGGGTTAATCTCATCTGGGAATACATCAGCCAAATTCCCTATGGAACGAGCCACGCGGTTTCGGTTCGCCACGGCCAAGACCCGATAGGTGTTCTTGATATCCGATTCCGTGGAATTCGCTATCGCCCGCTCCGACCCCTTGATCTTTCTGATAGGAGCTTTGGCTTTCGTGAACGGGCCTCGGCTCGCTGCTGATTCAGCGGATTCCTCCCCCAAGATTCTATCGAACGGCGTGTAATGCGGATTCGCCCGGACAATGTCCTGATATTGCTTCTCACTGAGATTCCCAGAATCTACCAGTGTATGCAAAATGCGATTGCGATATGCCGTCTTGCGATCTACCACGTCGTCAAGAACTGCGGTTTTATCCCCATATTTCTGTGTTATCCGTGTCACATCGTTTTGTGCCGCCTTCACCTGTTCCTTGGTGACGATATTCTCTTTAGCCTCAGGATAAGGTTTTCTCTGGAGGTCGTTTATTGTCCGCTTCGCATTAGCATAATCGTCCAAGTCCTTAACGCGCACTTTAGCAACAGGTTCTATCGCTGATACCGCCGCATCATAATCGCGAAGAATCGGTAGCAATCCTTCCCCATTAGGACGTACCTGTCCACTGGGGTGATACGAGAATGTCTGGTTTTCCAAGGCCGCTTTTGCAGCCCCCTCAACGCCCAGATATACACGAGACAAGATCCGAGGGTCTTCTCCCGGTTGCAGAGGAATGCCAAGTTCTCTCGCCCGACTTCCGATGTTTTCTATAGACTTGAAACGATTCACCAGAGACTGATATGCCCCCTCAGCCGCTTGCCTTACGCGGCCCTGCTGTGGGGCGGCCGGACGAGATGGAGCGGGAGCGGATCTAGGTGTCGCAGTCTGTTCTCCCGCCGTTCCCCAACCGGCATATTTCTGCATTACCCGTTCCCACTCAGCACCCCCCGCTTGCTTGGCAGCACGGATTTCCCGCAAGGATTGCTGACGACTCCAAGTCCGGAATTCTGACGGGCTCATTTTTGAGCCTTCCGGTGGGGTCCATTGCGCCATCGCACGCGGGGAATTTGCCCCACGTATAAATTTCCCCAACTGCTGCAATCCCACCTCTCCCGCACCGAATAGCGTTCCTACGCCAGCCTCAAAATGAATTCCTTCCCAATCAAACGGTTCTCCCGCCACCACCTTGCGCACCGCCTGATTTCCAGCCTCCCTGCCCCCGAACGTAAGACCAGCGCCTAAGATAGTCTTCAACGCACTCGCCACAGGAAGCCGACCAGTAACGGGACCGACTAACTTTCCCGCCGTGTTTAGCTCGGTGATAAATCTACCACTCTGGGCTGCGCCCTGTTCGCGCGGTGTCGGGGTGAACCCAGTCGCCCTATTAACCACATCCGACAGGGATTCATCTCCCGTGACCGCATGAGTGACGATATCAGGAATACCTAGCGCCAATCCACTAGCCGCTTCCGCGCCATAATACGCTCCCGCCCGGCCTAGCTCACGCAACGGCTGTGTTCCCCGCTTAGGAGGTCCATATATGGGCGGCTCAAAAAGACCCGTACGCTGCCGTATCCATTGGGCGACATCGGCCAACGGACCAGCAGGCTTTCCACGCACCAGTTCCGCCGATCGATTTGGCTGACTATCTGCCGGAACAGACTTTGTACTTTTCGGAGTATACCCGGAAAAGTAGTCTACGTCGTTCGGATCACTAGGCGACGGATCGCTTTTGTAATTCGCAAAATAGTCGCGCTCAGCCATTAAGGTTTCCCCTGACTAAACTGTTGCCGCAACAGCATGTCAAATAAGTCCACCGACGATGGAATAAGTATTTGCTTTAACTTACTGGCATAGGGCAACAGATCGCTATTGGTCTGAAGAACGTAGCGGTATATATCCTCTGGATTCTCTCCCTGAGCCACCTTCTCCAGTGCCTGTTGAACAACGGGATGAAGTTTAGCGGGAATATCTTTAGGACTGTCAATACCCAGCGCAGCAGAAAACTCGGGTGTTCCCGGCTCAAGCGATTTAACGACCTCAAGACGCATCTGGGCTATTTCTTTAGTTGGCGATACCTCTCTTATCTGCTTCTCCAGTAACTCTATTCGCTTTTGAAGTTCCTGTCTACGCAACGGATCTTGCTCTAACTCAGCGCGCGACCTCTCCACATTCAACTCTTTTTGCAGGGCGTCTGTTTTGGCTATACGGCGTGACAATAGAACATCTTCGGGGTCTTGATACCCATATGCCTCATCCCTACGCGACCTCAACGCCTCATATTCAGGGGTCCCAGTTCGTCCCTGACTTTCTAACTGCTGCAACACTCGATCCAGGCGCATCATTTCCTGCGCCCTTAACTGAGATTCGGTTGGCAGTTCCGGTGATTGGTTTGCTATGGCATCCGCCTGTGCCCCATACAGACCTGTTAGCGCGTTCAGCCGAGCCATCTCAGCCTGCTGCATGGGCGACATAGGTAACATGGACTGCAACTGTGCCCCCTGTAGGTTCAAGGCCAAGTCTTTGAACTTCGTGGACAAAGCCGAAGGCGGATTCAGCATGGCCCCCTGCGTACCACCCTGGAGATCATTGGCAAACGCGGACTGAGTGATCACAGACTGAATATAATCACCGAACCGCTGCTGGTCCCGCCGTTCAAAGACATTCTCCAGACCAGCACCCAAACCCTGCCCCAGCGCCATGCCCAACGGATCAAGAACACCATTGCCTTTTAGAAACGTCGCCATAGTTATACTCCCTGCAATTCGCCAAGCGCCGCCGCAATAATCGACATCAATGCGTAAGTATCAACGTGCTTGAGCCCGCCTACTTCTTTCACGGCATCGGGGAATTCCTGTTCCAAGTCTTGCGCTATTAAACCAAGTCTGGGCTCGTCATCACCCACGTATTTATATGAATGCACCTTAATGCGGCGCAACTTCTTCAACACACTCTCCACCGGCTTGATATCCCTTTTGGCTCGGCGGTCACTTAGCATAGATACTATAGCAGGTATCGCCGCCTGCAACCCAGCACCAACAGCATTCCCCACACCCTCCGACCCAGCAAGCCCAGAAAGCAAGCTGTAACCCATACCACCACTGTTCTGAACCGGCTCCTGCTGCGTTCCGCCCAACAACGTCGCTAGATACCTGAGTCCAGGATGGTTATAAGGATTGGCCTCATTGAACGCGGAAAGCTGAGCGTTCGCCCGAGCCTGTTCCACATCAAACTGCTGTGCCCCACCCATCGCCAACTGGTTCTGGACATCACCCATCTGACCCAACGCCTGTAACTGCTGGGCCTGGTTCTGGAGGGCCAACGGAGCCATCTGGGCGTTCAGGCCCAGACCATAGTTGCCTAGCTCCCGTGCCAGCCCTTTGGCCGCTCCACCGCTGCTGGCCGTCCCCAGCCCAGCGAACCGCTCCATAACCTGCGGGGTAATCACATCGCTGGCGTACCGAGTGCCATAGTTATAGATGTCATCCAACGGAGCCTGGCCCCCAGCGATGCCCTGAAGTTGCTGAAGCTGCTGGGGAGCCAGTTGACCCAACGATTGGAAGTATTGCTGCTGGAGCGGCTGATAACCCGGTACACGCTGATCTGCCGGAAAGACCCAATCGGCCTCTGAACCACCGAAACTACCCGGCTGGCCAGGAGACGTCTGTTGCGATGTCGAACCCAATTTTCCGCCAGTCAGGTTATATAAAAACTGATCGATTCCGCTGGGCTGGGAGTATTGAGCCGGAGTGCCAAACAGGTTTTGACCAATCTGACCCACCAGGGGATCCACCACCTGTTCTTTCAGATACGGGTCAACCGTACTCATCGTGTCCACGCTTGGACCACCGAAGAACTCTTTCATCGAGTTAAAATTGCTACTTATCCAACTCATATTACCACCTCAGCTATAATCCCGTACCCAACTTATTTGCTGTGTATTTAATACCCATACCCAAAAAGTGGGCATCTTCCTCCAGCGTATCTGCTGTCCCTAAACGAGTAACGCGAAACATAATCAATTGATCCCCAGCAGCCAACGTATCCATGCCAGTAATCGTAGCAATAATCAGCCCATCTTCCGTGGCAATGGCATTACTATTGACAGACAGCGTCTCCTGCGCTGCCACCTCCGCATCCTCGCCAGCCGTAAGATACAGATATTCCAGTTGCCATGTGCAGTAATTGACCGTATTCACATCCGTCGTACACCATCCAATTTTCAGTTCAGGATCGACGGTACGATCAATGCCCTGCGGAATACGCATGTTAGCGAAAACGATGTCGTCCTTTCCGTCTGTGAAATCATAACAGAATGAAATGCCATGCTCTGTCGCCGTGGCTGGGTTCAACGTGGGGATGCGGAATGATGACGCATCGATCCACTCATTCTTATATACCCGTGCATCTCCATATAGGGTCATCCCGGTATCGTTGATGTCTACATAGTTCGTAGCCCCTCCCACAGCCACGCCATTGACATCCACCCGGCCCTGGCTGGGGTTGTAGGTGAAGTCGCCGTCAGATTCTACGTTGGCGTTGTCCGTCGTAAACAACACCTCCTGGTCATCGTTGGAACTCTCGTCGTCCGTGATCGTCACCGTCGTGGCCAAGGTTGCCAGATCAATCGTTATCGTATTGGGCACCTGACCGTCCGTCACAGCCCCCTGTAAGTCCTGTAGGTCCAATACAGCCTCCAGGGCCGTCTCGCCATCGGTCCAGGAAAGGTTGTTCGAGTCGATATTGGTAGACCCCAGGTCACTCGTCCAGTCCAGATGCTCATTGGCCAGGAAATCAGCAAACGAGTCGTGGCTCAGGGCATATATATCACTAGGCGTAGCGACATTAACATCCTTGGCATAGACCACCCCATTGGCGTCCATCAACACGTACCCGCTGCGCAGATCCTCAAGCGGGCCATAGAACCATTCGTCAGCTACGCTTGAAGCGATGTACGTTAGTCCAAGTAGAACTAAGATAGCGCTGAAGCTGCAACTCACCTTCATCCGTGTCATAGTAAAACCTATAGGTCCCTTCTGACCAGTTCCCATCTATATCAAGATTGCCGAAATAGGCAAAGTCTCCGTCGGTGTACTCGATAAGCCGATTGATGCGCTCTGAAATAGTCACATTCAACCGCTCCTCGATCTCCTGCATGGCGATATTCCACCGCGTGGACAACTCATCAATGAACGCTTCGATCCCGCCCGTGCGTAACGCCTCCTGAAGCTGCTCACTGTAGATACGTGGCAGTTGCTGGGCAAGGTCTATGCGTTCAATGGTCATATCAGTAATCTTCCACCCTAACCGTCACCCATTCTCCATCGACATACTTCTGATACTCGAACATACCATCGTCCTTTTCGACCCAGCGCCAGTCTTCGATATCGTCGTTTGTGCTTACTAGATCAGCCATCAATAGTCATCCACAACCACATTCTGCCACGTGCCACTGACCTTCTTCTGTGTCACCAGTTCCCCATCGTCATTCTCGATGAACCGCCAGATACGACTGGGATATCCACCTGTCGTGTCGATGGTCGAAACGCCATCCGAGCCACCAGGATCGAGCTTGCCCGCAGGCGCGAAATCGCAATAGATTGCATGGATCGTAGGTATGTCGCCAGAAAATCCGATCCGATGGAAGTTACCCACCTCTCCATCAGGGAACAGATGGACGATATGCTTATCCCCCTCACCATCAGCCTGTAGCGTCGTCTGCTTGTAGGCCGTCGAAGACAGGTCCTTGTAGAACGACACCGTACAGGATCGTGTACTGCTGGTCGATACCAGAACATCACAGCGACCGAAGTAGGCCTTCTTGCCTTGCTCTATAAACGGATTCAGCCCGGCGCTATAAATCGACGCACTGATATCCGTTCCGTCGTCCGTAGTCCCCGTATTCATCTGGTATATCTTGCCCGTTGATCCGCCGAAAAGAACATACGCGCCGTCGTCAGGGTGGCGTATCGGGTTCATGTCGCTGAGATTCTGATAACCGCTCTCGGCGTCCAACAGGGTATCCTCTACCACCTGGGCACCACTTGTGGCAAGCAGGGCCGTGGCACTGATGCGATGAACGGCAAACGTGTTGGCGTCGGCGTTCCATTCCAGAATACGATTGTTACTGGAACTGTCTGTCTCGGGATACGCCAGATACAGAATCGCTCTATCACGCCGCATAGTGGCCTGCATATATCCAGCGGCCACGGTTTCCATATCACCGACGAAGTCACGAATAGAAGAACTAATCAACCGACTCTGGTATCCATCCCAAACCACCAGGCCATCATGTCCCACATAAATGACAGCCCGCTTGTACTGCACCGCCCTGTGCGGACCCAGGGCTCCAGGACCGACCTCCACCGTCTCCATAGCGAATGGTGTGTCGCTGTCAAACGTGTACTTGACCCGAACGATATTGCCCTCATGTCCGAAGAAGGTGGGGACACCGTTAACATACTGGGCAGACGCAAACAGGTCTGCGGCGTCAGCATCAACATAATTGGTGGACTGGACATCCGTAGTGTTGACATCTGTGTAATACAATCGACGTGGATAATACGTCCCGTCAATCGTCACCCCGGCGAAGAGAAGTCGTGATTTGTATAGGAAGATCCACTGGGCCGCATCGATCTGGATATCCGTATCGGAATCAGAGACGGTATTCAATGCCGCCAATGTTCCCGTCACCTGATTATAGGTATACGGCGTGTCTTTTCCGTTATTGACATAACAGGTGTCTCCCCATTCCTGGAAGTCGAAGAAGTGCCGTTCCGACCCAGTAAACGTGTTACTCCCAGCCAGATCCGTCAGTGTAGCCGCATACGGTCGATACTCGTACAGTCGCTTCCTGTCAGCCACAAGATAGACGGGGTGGCCCTTCGACACATAGGGATAGATACCCATGATAGGATACCCGGCACCTGTATCGGCCATCTCCTCGTACCCAGACCGCTTGGACAGTACCCCCCGATCCACCCGAGCGTCATACAACGTGGGAAAGGCATCCCTGGGAGCCTTCCACGGCTCCGTCGCCGTGAACAAGCCCGTCTTCAAATCAGAGATTGGAAACCGCTGATAGCTAGGCATCAGAATTCATATCCAAAGACGTCCATCGTGACCGTCGTATCTGCTGTCGTACCGTCCGCAGGCAAGACGCCAAACGCATCCGCAGCATTAAAAATAGTGATAGCCGTGCTGTCTTTTCGTAATACCATGTAATGGGCCGTACTGGTCATCCCCGACAAGTCCACCGCCGTCTGCCAGGTATCGGCAGATGCTCCATCCCCAAAATCAACATCATTGGCGTCAGCCAGTGAGGCACTAGGGCTACGCAACACCACCTGCGTAACGATAGCAGAACGACCCGTCGGCACCGTATATGCGGTCGTCTTACCGTCAGCGTCCTGCATCCCTACTACAGCCGAGCCTAGCAACCGTTCTCCGGGGGGCAGGGGCGTCTTGATGTCCACATAGAGAATGACCGTCGTATCACTAACACCAATCACGTCAGCAACCTTGACCGTCCACGCCGTCCCGTATGGAGGGGCCGTAACCATATTGCCGTCCGTACCCAGCCATAGCTCATCCCCGTCAGAGTAACTCGCTGCATTGTCTGTGGCCGTGAACGAGACGTAACCGTGCGTGATAATGCTACCGTTGGATGTGTTGGCGATATCCTCCACAGCCACGCCGATCACACGCGCCGTCGCTTCTGCGGTATTGGCTGCTTTTGTCACCTTGCGATACTGGCCGTTGTCATCGCTACAGTACACACATTGTAGCGCCTGGATCTCGGCACCTGTCACATTTAAAACATAGTCCAGCGACCTGCCCCATGTGAGAGGCGACTTCAACGCCAACTGGTCATAGACCTTATCGGCAGACCAGACCTCATCCGTATCTCCATTGGTCGCTGAATCGTTGATGTCAGACACGATAGCAACGAAGGCGTTGGAATCATTGTCATAAAACCAGAGCGTATTATCGTTGGAATCTATGCCCAGCCGCCCGGTATCATTGGCGTCAAATGCCGTTCCATCCGGGCGCGTCAATACCAACGTATCCGCCACCTGGGCCACAGCACTTCCAGCCCGATGGAAGCCCTCCTGCGTTCCTGCCGCCGTCCCGTTGAACTCATGTTCGTTGTCGAACGCGCCTTCTATGGCGGCATTGTTCGTCCGAATGTCATCATCACGCAATGAATACGCACGGTTGTCGGCTGGCTTGGTGTCGTCCCATTGGGCCTGGAGCGATACACCCAACATAATAGTCACCAGAACACACAGCCACGGAAGATATCTGATCTTCATGGTGCTACCTCACATATAAGATGACATCGACGGTCATTCCCGATGTGCCAGGATCTCCAGACGGTGTAATAGTAAACGTCAGCGTCCCGTCACATAAAAACGGGTTGAAATTGGCGTCCTGAGTTCCCTTATTACTCAAGGCACTATAAACCGTTGTTGCGTTCTCTGGAATCGCCGCCTGACTATAGAGTGTGCCGCTATTAGCGCTTGTAATAGCTACCGTCGCAGTGGCATTCCCTGTGTTGTTATTGATAACGACTTCGATTTGTTCCACGATCCCGTTGATATTCGACAGGGTCGTCGTAACCGCATTTGCATCCCCGTCTGGCATGGACTGCTGTGTAATCTGATATGTCGATACCGGAAAGGCTGAGCCTTCCCCTCTTCGGTCGGATATCGTCACACCCATTGCCATCAATGCCAGCAATAGACCGATCAGTAACCACTCAAAGCGCCTCATTGTACTCTCCTATCAGAAGGACGGTTGCGCCGTCCGTTGATCTCGAATCCACTGTAACTTCTGCTTGCGCCCAATCTGATTGAGCAACTGCGTCTTATTGGCATCTAATTCAGCCATGCGGATCATATCGTTCTCTTTTTCTTGCAGGAACAGCATGGCCGCTCCAGTCGCTATCAACGGACCCCACCGTGCATCCAATGGGGCATCCGTGTCATCAGTCAAGGCCGACGGTCGCTGCAAAGTCAGTTGGGACTCAATCTGGTGCCAGTCGCTTGGTTTGGGACGGACGAACAATTTCCCGCCCTGAACCAACGCCGCCTCCGGGAAAGCCCGCAAACCAGGCGCTCCGTCGGTATAGGTATCCGTAACGCCCGTCGTGTCCAACCCGGTCGTGCCCGGTGTAAACGCTGACGTGTGCGTTACGGTCACAAACCCCATGATACAGTCCGATGTGTGTTCCGCCGTCAAGGCCTTGATGGCAAGCCCCGGCGTTTTGTATCCCGTGTCATTGTCATCCGCTTCAGTGACTGTGATATCCCCATCAGAGTCGATACTGAGCATCCATGCCCCATAGGTGTTAGCCGGGACAGCAGACCCTGATAGCGACGTTTCCGTCGCGGCCTTGTAGTATGAGTCGTTCCCGATCCGATACGTGAACGCACTGTTCGCCACGGCGGCGGTATCGGAGGTCCCAATCGCCAAAGTCGGAGCTGTGACAAACGACTCCCCGCTCGGATAGCGGTCGAAGAACTGTTCTGTGTCCGTGTATAAGGCAATGCGTCTTCCATCGCATGTTACCGGCTCTTCCAATGCTATGACATCATCGCTCAACGTATACTCACCGCTGTCCGTCGGAGTCAGAGACTGCGTAAAGTCTGTCTGGAAGTCGAAGACCTTGGCCTCGTCGGGGAAATGGTTACGGTAGTATTCGTTGATCCAATTCGCTACGTTCGCATCGCTGATATCTCCGGTACTACTGCGCCGGGTGATCGAGCGGAACTGCGTTCGTAGCTCAGACAACTGCCAGGTAAACGCCATCGTTCTATCCTTTGGGCCGAGGGGGCCAGGCGGACACACGACACCTGTGCCCCCTCGGTATCACCCGAAAGTAGGGCGACCCCTGAATCGGAAGGAGACAGGGGGCCGCCCAAGGATTCTATATCAATCAGGAGAATCGTCCGCGACCCACGTCCCGGACACTGCCGTTATAATCCATCGCGTTTCGTCAATCGCCTCTAACGTCACGCTTTGTCCAGCGGAATCCGTCTTGCAAGCCAGGTATTCGGCCGCAGAACCGCCATTGATGGTGTCAGACGCACCGGCCTTGATGTACAAATCATCGCCACCCGTAGCGTTGGCATCGGCGAATGTAAACACAATACCGGCAGCGGCCGTAGGCAATGTCAGAATCACATTGGCCACACCGCCATCGTTTCCATCAGAAACACAAAGCTTTCCTGATTCGGCCGCCAACAAAACATCGTCATCGACAAACAATTCCACTGTTC